AGATGTTTTACTACTTTGGGACACGTTGGTAATTTACCATTTTATGGGTGTTTAGATGAAAGGCTTAAGGCTTAGATTGTAATATATAATATTATGAAGTTTTCTACAATTTTAGTTACTCGAAGTAAATCATGTCACGTTAAAACTTTACATAATATTCTTAGATTCAACATCATGTGTTTAAATAAGGGTGGTGTAGAAAATGAAGTTTCATTTGTTAATGATGATCCCTATGATAAATGTGAAATGATTCAATCAAAAATGAAAACACACGATCGTATACTTTTTATAGATTTTGGTGTACAAATGGATGATTCTAGTTTGGAAAAATGCTTTGATAATTACGAAGGTTTAGGTTGTTTAGTTTTTCCAGCTGTTAAGGAAGGTGTCGATTGGAACTTATTTAAAAGTAAAATTAAACAGGGTTCAAATGAACCTGTTAACCAAATGGGTTTACATTTTGATACAGAAGTTTTGAATAAAATTTCACCGGATATATATAACGTAAAAAATACAAGTTCTAGATGTTGGATTATTATGTGTAAAAACGTCACTAAACATATAAAAGATAGAAAATATGGCGTTTATAAAGTTTTCCCCCGTATGGAAATAATGTTTAAAAAATTTCAAGAAGCTGGTGTTAAAATTCATGCGTATACTAAAGCTAAGTTGGTCATGACATATAGTCATGAATGTATAAGTAATATTTTGGGAGCATCTGGTGTTAAATCAAATTAAAGAATATATTAAATAATATAATAACATGTCACGAGTTTTTGTAAAGAAGGATGATCCTCTTTACAAATACGCGATTAACTTCATGGAAAAATCATGGGGTACAAAGGGGATATTTCCCGGTTGTCAACCCATTTCCATAGAAAGGAAACATTTTGATGTATTATCAAAAAATGATTACGTCGTATGTGAAAAAACAGATGGTGTGCGATATATGATGATGGCTTTATATTATGATGATCAAAAAGTTTGTTTATTCGTAAACAGAGCCCTTGAAATGTTTAAAGTTTCTTTGAATTTTAGAATGAATATATTTAAGGGTACTATACTTGAGGGTGAATTATATGAAAATATGTTTATGGTGTACGATTGTTTAATGACATGTGGTGAAGTTGTTGGTAATAAAGATTTTTTTGAACGTTTGGAAAATTGTAAAAAAACGGTAAAAAAAGCGATGATATTAAACACCGATACAATTTCTTTGAAAGTTAAAAATTTTCATTTACATAAAGAGTTTCGAGAGTTTATGGATAATTATCTACCAAATGTAAAACAGGAAATTGATGGTCTTATTTTTACACCCGTAAATGAACCTATTCGTATAGGTACACATGAAACCATGTTTAAATGGAAACCGAGAAATAAAAATACAATCGATTTCCTTGTAAAAAAGGGCCCTACCGCCGAAACACCTGGATGTGTACCTGGTCAATATGTATGGAGATTGTACATTCAAGATAGAGGAAAACATATATTTGAATCGTCTATACCTATGGATAAAATGAAAGATTATAAATGGTTACGCCAAGGTGATATTATTGAGTGTATGTATGTGACATGGGAAAATGGACCGATTTGGTGGAAACCACTTAAGAAAAGAACTGATAAAACGTTTCCTAATAGTAGGAGAACGTTTTATAGAACACTCGTAAACATAAAAGAAGATATTAATATGAAAGAGTTTTTAGATTGTATACCATAATAAAATGATTATCTTCTTTAGGAAACTGTTTTAATTTACCTAAAGTATCATCATCTTGTATTATCCAATCATCACCTAGTTTTGTTATAGACATGTAATGACCACCATATTGTATACCCTTATGAATTATAGTAGATCTTAACTCGTAAACATTATTTTTTATTTTTAATTGTTCTTCAATTTTTACGTAACTTTTTTTATCAAAAGAAATGAAAAGTATTTTTGGATACTCCGAAAATAAAGTTCGTGTTGTAGCCACGTTATGTTTTTTACCATTATTATCAACGTAATCCTCTAGTATGTTCCATTTATGACTTTCTTGTATCATTATATTTAAATCTTTAACATTTTGTTTTACGTTTAATATATGAATACAAAAAGGTGTTTTTATTGTATTTTTACCTACTGGTGATATAGTTATTTGTGTAATTTCTCCATATACAAGTTTTTTGATATAAGTGTAACTTTTTTCGAGTATATCTATTATACAAAAGAGTGCATCTTGAGAATCATGTGGGTGACCAATAACGAATCTTGGAAAAATTTTAACAAATTCTTGTAATACAGGACCTATAGTGAAAGATTTCGATTCCTGTGTTTTGAAATATATATGAACGAGTTGTTCATATGCACTTGTAAATTTACAATCACCTGTGTATTTTTTATCCAATATATGAGAGGATATTTCGTGTATATGTAATATGGTTTGTATAGCAGAATTGAAGTAACATGTATTTCCTAAATTTGTAAATCCGTGCATCTAAAAAAGATCAATAAAAAAGGCTTAAGAAGAAGACGCGAATATAAAAAGTAAATAAAATAAAATGGACGTTCGTAAATTGTGTGATGAAATCAAACCCACTCTAGATAAGTATAAGGATGAAGAGTATATAGAATTAGAATTCCGTTTAGGTAAATTCAATTCTTCATTTTTTGATACAAATATTGGAAAAGAAAATTTTTATAAATGTTTAGATGGTTTACAAAAGTATAATGGTTGGGAGAAAGTTGTTCAAAGTAAAACTGAAGTGTATTACCGTGAAGATGACAATAAAAGGTTAACTGTAGATGAAATAACAGGAGATGATACTCTTATAATAAAGGATAGAGTATATACACAAGATTTTAAACATTTACAAAATGTACCTTACGATATAAGATTGGGTGTATCCAAAGAAATACCAGCTGAAGAAGATGATAATAACGAATGGAATAAGAAAAAGAATAAAAATAGAATGTCATTCATTCGAAAAAATTTATCTATAGATATGACCATTTGTGATGGTGAAGTTGAGGATATGGATGCAGAAGATTCAAAAGTTTATCAAGTGGAATTTGAAATAATTGATCCTAAAAAAGTGGAAGATATAGATACACTTTTTAAAATTATTCATAAGATTAATGATTTTTTTAATATGAGTAATTATATATGTTAGTGTGGTTAGTAATTGCATGTATAGTATTTTTCATAATGTATTATGGTAATGATATACGTTACGAAAATGTACATGTATTGGGTTACAATTCTAAATTTTTTTACATGTCTCATGGTGAATCTACAAAAATATTTGAAAAAATGAAAAAAAATAACTTATCCGAAGAATCAATAAAGGAATTTGTTATGATGGAAGACAGGTTTTTAAATCTCGAAAGAAAATCAGTTTGCTCAAGAACATCGAGAAAATTAGAAGCTTTTGCACTTTCAGATGAAATAAAAAATCAATTTTTAGGGTATGATTTTTCATATCACGTGAAACATCTTAAACAGATATCCGAACCAGATAAAATTATAAATCGAAGTATAATATGTTCATTAAATAGTAAATAATACGTCTATGTTTAGGTAAATGTATTTTATTATAATTATCGTATACATGTATAATTAATTCCGAATCGTCTATGTATGTATTTTTAAAGTATTCTTTTAGATCACATTCATTATAGTGAAAATCATCCGTATAATAAAATGCAATTTCTAAATTAGACATTTTTAAATTATTAATTTTATTGTCTTCTGTCTTTTCTCTACCACATTTAATATAATCACATATAGTATAAAATATTAAATCTATAACACCTGAATTAATATCAGTTTTAAATTTTTCATAATTATCTATTATATTACGCCCTTTATTTTTATTAACACGAAATAAAAATAAATCGCGTGGATTTTCCATTTTCTATTTATTTACTTATACTTACTTTTGTTGTTTTCTCTTTAATGCTTTTTTTTGTTCTTTCTCAAAGTTATTAAATAAATTGTTAAGTGTTACTTTATTTCTTTTTGAACTCGAGTTAGAGTTAGAGTTAGAGTTCGAGTTCGAGTTCGAGACGGAGTTAAAATTCAAACGTTTGACAACACCATTATTTTTACGTGGCGTTATTTTCTTAATTGGTGGTCTTTTGATAACACGTTGAACTGTTTTTGTTTTTGTTTTTGGTTTTGGTTTTGGTTTTGGTTTTGGTACTGGTTTTTGTTGTTTTGGTCTAGGTGGTGAAGGTCTTTTCATGTTTAATGGTAGAGGTTCTTCACTTCTAAGTTCTCTAATCATTTGAATGTAACTTATAACTTGGTTGCTTTTAAGTGAAGGAGTTTTTGGTAAAGACATAACATGTCTAACGACATTTTTTACGACATTTTTACCAAATTTACCGTAAATCTTATTAGCTTCTTTTTCGATTAAAATTTTCTTAAAAACCTGTTTTTTATCTAATTTCCAATCCTTTACCATATTCTTTTTTACTTCATTTGCTACCATTTTTTTTAGTACACCATCTCGTGTTACAAATTTTTTATTATTTTCGAGTTTAGTTAGTTTATTTTTAACTTCACGAACATTTTTATTTATATTCATAACGTTTCCGTATTTTTTCATCCAAAGTTTACCGTAAAGTTTAATTAAATCATTTTTAATACTCGCTTCGTTAAGTTTACGTCTTCTATTTATAGGTAAACGTTTTTCTTTTATTTCTTTATTTTTCAATACTTTTTCCATTTCATTTGCAAGTGAATTTGGTGAATTTGGTGTACCTGGTTTATCTTGAAGTTTTTGACATAATATTTTTACGGTGTCTGTATCTTCTACCGTTATACCTTTAGATATAGCAAGTGATACGAGTTGGTCTTTTTTCAATTCTCTACAAAGTTTATCATCTATTTTGTAATTAGAATTACCTTTTTCTATTTTATCAAGGACTTTACATATATCGTCTTTTTTCTGTTTGTTTTTAATACCAACAACACCCAATTTCTTAGAAACTTCGAGTAAAACTTTTTTGGATAAACCTTTACATTTTTTACCTCCTATTTTCATTATACCGTCTTTATCGTACGTAATTTTAGTATTTTTAACTTTTGGTGTTGTTTTTCTTTTAACGGGTTTTTTCTTTGGTATTTTGAAACAACAATCATAACCTTGTGGATTTTTTCGAGATTCAAATCCATTTTTACAAGGTGGTCTTCTTGGTTTAGGACATGTTGAACCTTGTGTTTTTTTAGAAACAATTATTTTTTTATCTGCGTTAACATTTTTGTTAACCAAACCTATCGTATACCCATTTTCGTGTAACCTTTTAACAAGTTCTACACCTATAGAATAAGCACTTTCGAGATCATCGGGATTAGATTCACCCTGTACCTGAACAATACCTGAACCCGCCTTTCCAGTTTTTGTTGAAAATATAAATGTATGTTCCTTGTATTTTAAATAAAGAAACGGTGATGATTCTGGTTCGTACATGAGGAATGAAATCCCCCAAGTGCGTAATTGACGGTATTCACTTGTCATTTTGTATAATTGAAAATTAGTATTTGTTAAAAATTGACCTGCGATATTATTGTATTCTATATCGTTGTATAAAAATTTATTTTTTTGTGTGTATGTATCAACTATATAATTGCGTAAAGATTCTGGTTGTTTTTTTAAATTTTTAAAACCTAAAAATCCACCCGAAAATCTAATTTTACCATTTTTATAAATATTAAAACTAAAATTCTTTTTTTCTATACCGTTCATCATGTACCCGGAAAATTGTGCGGAAAAGAAGTTTTTATCTAAATCACCCTTTAAACCAAAATCTTTTGTGTGAACAACACCTGTTTGAAATCTTCCATATATACCCTTTATTTCACTTATGTCTACGGTTAAACCTCCTGCTATTGGTGCATGACCTTTTGGTTTCTGTTTCAATATATTTTTTATATCGATACGCGTTTCATCTTTACTAAATTGTTCATTTACTAAAGCATTGTATATACCTGGTTTGAATTTACCTACTCTAAGTTCGGAAAATGTGGAAGTTGTATTAGTTTGTGGTATTATTTCCTGTTGGACACGGGGTACAAACGGTTGTACTACATTTGTTCTCTGTATATCTACATTTGAATTCCGTACGAATTGTCTTGGATCAGTGTTCATACTTACACTATGCTGAGATTATTCTTCCATTTCTTCTATTATCACATCTACACCTATAATAAAATCCTGGTTTTTGTAGGTTTTTCCTGCGTACGTTTTTTCATTATTCCGTTTGATCTCCACACCTCTACTACTAAACGGACCGAGGTAGAAATCAGGATTAAACCTTGGTCGACCTAGATTGTTTTTAAAACAATAATTGAAAAATCTTTTTTTGAAAACTTCGAGTGGACAAAAGTAGGTTTCTCCGTGACCGTCGAATAAGATGACATCTGACTGTAAGAAATGTTCGAGTGGGTTCGTTACTGTTGCCACTTGTTTTCTAATTTGAGCGAAGTAGTCTGGAATGATATTCCAAATATCCTCACAATTATATTTTTGTGAGTATTCAAGGTATCCTCTAACGCACTTTTGGAGAATTATTGGTATTTCGTTTTTCAACTTTATTTCTAATAGAGGATCTGTATCAGCATCTCTAATCTGTTTTTTGAAATGCCAGGTCATTAATCGTCTCAAAATACTACCAGAGTTATCTTTCCAATTAGGAACTTCATTTCCCCCGAGTATACCCGGAACGATCCACGTCATGTTTTTTGCTTTTTCACATTTGACTGCAATAGATACATCTTCTCCAGATACTATAGACTGAAACTCTGCCTGTTCGAGTTGTAAATCACCTTTGATTTCTGGTGCAATGAAAAGTAACGCGTCATGTATAGAAGATAATCCAAACTTCCGTTCTACGTTATTTGAAAGTGTCCTTACATCGTCCGCTTCGTAAAATTTACTGAAAACTTTCGTAACGAGCGTTGATTTACCAGAACGCGCGATACCTTTTAAAAATGGTATGATTTGCCATTTATCTAGGTCGTTTAGTTCGAAACAAAGACGACCACCCATGATATACATCCATTTACATACATCAGGTTCAAATTCTTGTGAATGGAGAACCTTATCAAAATTTGGTGTAGGTATTTCAAACCAATCTTTATAATTATCGTTATAATCTTCAAAAAATGTATCAAAATATTTACAACTTACAATTTTTGGGTCGAGGTTTATCGCCTGTTTTGATTCATACGGATAAAATACGGATATGTATTTTTCTTGTGTACGAGACCACTCTTTACCGATGAATATACCGTTTCTGAAAGACCAGACGTGTCTATCCTTTACAATTTCTGGAAATTGTAAGTCGTAACAATCACCAAGATGTTTGATAACTTGATTAATTATAGTTGTTCCGTTATTTGTTAAATCTTGCCACAATTCAAAACGCGATTCTTTTGGTGCCATGCGATGAACGTAAGCCTTAATAAGTTCGGTTTGTCTCCATGCGCGCGTGTTATGACCTTCAGGTGTTTTAATTTGTACACAACAATAACCCTTGTACCTTTTTATATTATTTTCGTAAAGTTCTCGTAAAATAGCTAAAAGAGCTTTTTGGAAAACGTTAAGGTTTTCGAAATCCGGTGTTGAACACCTTAATATAGAAGGTTCTGAAGGTATATTTGCAGGTAACCAGGAGGGATGATGGACCCTTTCGTACATACGCGCGGCTCTATAAATAATAGTCCAACAATCGTCAACTTGATCAATGAGACGAGATAGACGAAGAGATATTAAATCGTCATCATCGTTTTCCTCGAAATTTAGAATACCTAAAGTATCAGCACGATTAAACATTAAACTAAGTTTATCCTTTATTCTTCTATATTCACCCTCAACATCAGAGTAATTAAATTTTTTTGGTTGACCGGTTTCTTCGTTAATATCGTTTTCGTCAAACCAATTTCTATATCCCAATTGGAAGGGTTCCTTACCGTTATTCCATGCCTTGATGGACCATTTATCTTCAAATTGGGAGAGGAGATTCATGAATGTTTCATGGTTTAATTCAGAAATTTTGTTATCCCACAGGATACTATTTGCTTCAATAGTGTTTGGTTCTTTAGAGGGATAATGTGTATCTTCCATATCTTATAAGTATTACTCGTTATTTTTCTAAGCCTTTTTTTGGATATGAGATAACATTTTAATCATAATTTTATTTTGTACTTCAAGCTGCCTGGAAATATTTACCAAAGCAGAACATAAAGTTTCACCTTCTTCAGATATAAGAACTGAACTTAAAAGGTTACCGAGATCCATAAAAGGGTCATGTTCATCATCATATTCATCATCTTCATTTTCTGATATTTCAAGGTTTTCGGAATTTTCCGATACAAGTTCCGTTTCGTCGATAAAAGATTCGGTATCATCGATATCGTCTTCGGAAATTTCTGATTCAATTTCAATATTTTCGTCGACACTTTCTTCATCAACATTTTCAAGCTCTGGTACAGGTTCGTTAGACATTTATATATAGTAGGAAAAATCAATTCGTGTTTTTTCGCGAAATCATCCGAAAAAAAAATCTCAGCCTATAGTACAAAAACAAACAATATGGCCGGTGGTCTCATGCAACTCGTCGCCTATGGCGCCCAAGATGTCTACTTGACTGGTAACCCAAAAGTCACTTTCTTCCAGGCGGTTTACAAACGCCACACTAACTTTGCGATGGAAAACATCGAACAAACTGTTAACGGTACGGCCTCTTCGTCTGGTCGCGTTTCCGTCACGGTCGCCAGAAATGGTGATTTGATCGGTGACATGTACTGCGAACTTCAATACAAGGCTTCTCTCAGTGGCTGCTCCCACTGCTGGGCTGCGGAACGTGCGATCAAGGATGTTGAATTGTCCATTGGTGGTCAAAGAATCGACAAACACTACCAAAAATGGTGGAGATTGTACGCTGAATTGTACTTGGCGGATGGTTCCAAGGCCAATTGGGATAAGATGACTTCTTCGCAAGTCGCGGATACAACTAACGGTGTCCAAGTCTTTTTGCCACTCATCTTCTTCTTCAACAGAAACCCAGGATTGGCTTTGCCATTGATTGCCTTGCAATACCACGAAGTCAGACTCGACTTTGA